CTATCAGCTTATCAAGGCACGATGACCGCTGCTATACTTAAACACCAAGAAGGTTTACAGTTTCTATCGGATATACCCGATGAGTCTGTAGACCTCATCTTGACAGATCCTCCCTATATTACATCCAGAGATTCAGGTATGGACAAATGGGTAGATCATGTTGCAAAGCAAGATCAGGATGATGCTAAAGACTTGCGTACTATCGAGCAATGGAAGGAACTTAAAACTATTAGAGAGTGGGTAGACTTTCTTAAAAAGGATAACTCTCTTTTTGATAGAGACGGCAATTTGATTCTTGGAGCACCAAAACGAAAGCTGAAGAAGTATAAGAAAGATTACCTCAAGTACGGCAGTATCTATGGTAAAAAATACGCAGTTAAAACAAACTACGGTGATTGGGATTCGGAGTTTACGATGGAACAGCTTGAGCTTTTTATCAGACACTTCTATCGCGTATTGAAGCCCGGCGGAACATGTATCGTGTTCTTTGATCTCTGGAAGATTACTAATTTGAAGGACTTGTTGGAAAACTGTATTGATAGAAAACGTATTGTCCCCAAGACAAAAAGAGAAAACGAAAGCGAAGAAGCCTTTAAGCGAAGAGTCCAGTACGCAAAAGATAATCCAACTATTTCATATGGCTTTTCACAAATTCGCTTTATCGAGTGGATTAAGACAAACCCGCAGCCAATCAATAGCAGCGTAAATTACTTGACCAATTGCAGAGAAATTGCACTACTTGGTATTAAGAAATCGAAACCAACCTTTAACAGTAAATATGACAAGGGTATCTATCATCATCCACTCCAAGGTGGCAAGGATCGCTTTCACCCTACACAAAAGAGTTTACCTCTCTTTGAAGAACTAATTAATAAACATTCCAATCCAGGCGATTTGGTACTCGATTGTTTTGCAGGCTCAGCAACCACAGCTATAGCTGCGATGAATACCGATAGACGATTCACAGGCTGTGAGTTAGATGAAGAATATTTTAATAAGTCTATAGAAAGGATTGAGAGAAATCGATGAATCGTAAACAGCGCAGAACAGCCGACGCTAAACGTCGGAAGGGCGATAGCGAACAAGCGATGGAAGACAAACTAGTGATGTTTGGTCACCTTCCAGAAAGCTGTTCTGCGTGTCAGAAATCCTTTGACAAAACCAATCGAGATATGGTATTCTCTTGGACGGTGGTTGTGCGAGAGCAACAAGAATCAGTTACACTATTTTGCCCAGATTGCATTAAGAAAACACAGGAGGTTTTAGATGGGACAACGAAGAATCAATAGAGGCCACCAACGCCGCGAGGAGTTGCGCGAGCGAGCAGCAGAGCGCAAAGAGGTTCGCGATAAATTAACCCCCGCCCAACAACTACGAGCTTTGGACTATCGACTAGGAAAGGGCGAAGGCGCCACGAAGGAGCGCCGGCGCCTGGAGGCACTGGTCGATGCCGGTTAATAGAATTTCAGAACGCGCTCTTCGTAAGTTGGTCAAAGAATCAATCACCGAGGACGCTCTATGTATCGTTAAGTTTTATTCTAATGGGTGTGAGTATTGCAGTGCTCTACATGAATATTATGTGGATATTGCGGATTCATATGAAAACGAAAACGTTCATTTCTTTGCCTTCAATGTAGAAGATGCAAGTGACCTGGATTCTCTCATTAAACTAAATGGGGTTCCTACAATTGTTAGTGTTAAAACTGGACTTTTAAAATCTCGCATCAGAGTTTTAGAAGACCCCGATCCACCAAACAAGCACACTTGGTATTTTTCAAAAGATATTAAGAACTTTATTGATAGGGAGAAATAATGAACTTAACTTTTTCTTATGATGATGTGCTGCTGATGCCGCAATATTCAGATATTGTCTCACGTTCTGAGATTGATATATCGGTAGACTTAGGTAAAAACGTTACTCTAGAGGTGCCTATTATTTCTTCTCCGATGGATACCGTTTCTGGTTATCGAATGGCGCTGGTTATGGCAGAGTGCGGTGGGACTAGCGTCTTGCACCGCTATAACACCATTGACGTGCAGTGGTCCGAGTTAGTAGAATTTAAAGTAAGTGCTAATAAGGGTGGAATTGTTGGGGCTGCGATTGGTATCAGTGGAGACTATTTAGAGCGCGCAAGAATACTATACGAGGCGGGGGTGGGTTTCCTATGTGTAGACGTTGCGCACGGTCATCACGCTCTTGTGCGTCACGCCTTACAGGTGCTGCGAAAAACATTTGGCCTTGATCTTCACATAATGGCGGGAAATGTTGCAACGCTTGAGGGTGTTAACGATCTCGCAGATTGGGGCGCGGATAGCGTGCGCTGTAACATTGGTGGTGGTTCTATTTGTTCCACCCGTATTCAAACAGGGCACGGGATACCTGGCCTTCAAACAATCTTTGAATGCGCGAAAACCGACCGAGACGTAAAGATTATCGCAGATGGAGGCATTAGGAACTCTGGCGATATGGTTAAGGCACTAGCCGCAGGAGCCGACGCAGTGATGGTCGGCTCTTTGTTATCAGGTACAGAAGAAACACCAGGCGAAACCTTTAATGATCCCGATGGGTGCCGCTGGAAGTCCTATCGAGGAATGGCCAGCAAGGAAGCACAGATCGACTGGCGCGGCAAGTATTCGTCTTTCGAGGGTGTCGCAACCCGTGTCCCGTATTGCGGTTCTGCTAAGGTCATCCTCGAAGATTTAGAACGAGGCATTCGCTCTGGCTTATCCTACTCCGGCGCAAGAACAATCACAGAACTGCAAACCAAGGCTCAGTTTGTAAGACAGACTACATCCGGTTTATCCGAGAGTAGAACTCACATTCTATCGAGGAAGTGGTAATGAGTAATGAAAATGAGATAGACTATGGCAAATTAAACAAACGTATAGTTTTTACAGAGAACGAGCATCGCCACGCCAAGTTAATACTTAAATTAAAACATGATGGTTTTAAGCAATCAAAGTTTTTCAGAGCTATTATTAGTGGCTATATTGAAGATGATCCTATCCTACAAGAATATATTGATAAGGTAAAAGAACAATCGCAGAGATTAAAAAAGAAATCTAAACGATTAAGAGATAAGGGTCAACAAACCGTAAATGATTTAGGATTAAACGAGGGCGACGTAGAGAACATTTTTGATTTAATAGAGAAGGAACATCCAGAGTTGTGAAAAATATTGATGGGTTAACAATTTGCGCGCGCAATTGCAAAGATTCGGACATTGAATGTCCCCTCAGTGATTGTAGAATGTGGGTTGACTATTCACAAGATAATAATTGTACTTTGGTAGCTATTTACAATAATGATCAAAAACCAATGACCCTTAGGGAGATAGCAGCGCGCCTGGATATTTCTTTTGCGAGAGTAAAACAAATAGAAACAAAAGCGTTTGCTAAATTAAAAAAACAGCTAGTTGAAAAACCTTATTAACTTTTAGGCTTCTTTGGGTTTATATTACTATTTATTTGTGAGTTTGTTTAAATAAACAAGGAGATTATATAATGGCTCGTAAAACTTTGTTAACCGAGAGTGAACTTCATCGCTTCATGAAGCTCGCTGAAATGCATCCAATAAGTGATGACAAAATCGAAGAGATGGGATATGGTCCTATTGGAGCACGCGATGTAGAAGAAGAGGTCGAGGATGAACTAGTCGGACTAGATGTATCTCCAGAAGGAGATGTGGATGTAGTGCCTGACGTAGACGTAGAAGAGCCGGTCGATGATCTTGAGGCTGAAGTCCCTGTGGATGCTGACCTTGAAGCCAAATTTGCTGAGTTCATGACTCAGGTGGCGGCTGTAGCCCAAGAGGTTCTCGGTATCGAAGTAGAAGTAGAAGGTGGCGAAGAAGAAGTGCTTGACGTAGTAGCTGATGAAGAAGACATAGCACCAGTGGGCGACATAGAAGGGGCCCTAGAAGGAGGTGAGGAAGACGTTGAAGTTGGTGCAGTTGAAGAATTTGAAGAAGATAAGCGCTATACCGCCAAAAAAGAAGAGCCTGACGAAGACATTCGCAAGGG